TGCGTCCATGGCGTCGGTGTCTGTAAGCCCAGCCAGATGCGTGACGATAGCCGGTGGCAGATCACGAAGAGCCTGTTTCTCCACCTCACTGTTGGCAACCGTGCGGGAGTATCCCGGCTGGTTCTTGGTGGCCTTGTCAATCTCCATGTCGATCAGGTCCAACTTGGCATTGCGTTCACCACGAAGCTGCTCCAGACGTTCCACCCGTACTTTGGGCAGACGCCATGCGTGGGTTTTCAGTAGTGGCCTACTATCTGGAATATCTTCGCCAGCGTCATTTTGCAGTAATGGCGTAGTACGGACCTCGACCATTAAAGTATCAGCATCTGGTACGATGGCCTCAGCCGTCTCAACACCGTCAGCGTCATATTCTGCTGGTGTGATGTTGGCCTTCACAGCATCAGCTAGGATGCCAGCGACGGAGCCGGAATCGCCCGTCACAGTTATTGTACCGTTAGCGTTAAGGATTGTCTCATTCATTTTCTAATTCTCCAAAGGCGGTGCAAACAACGTACCCACTGTCAGCGTAACTCCCGGCGTCATTGCGGACGTAGATACTTACGCTGTCTTTATCATGTGCCGCTGGGGATGTGTTGTGTGTATTCGACGCAGATGATGTATGAGCTACATAGTTATCGGATTTGAATGGTACGGACCAGAATACATCTGTCTTACCTAGACCGACATCGGTGACGGACTTCACGTTGTAGCTGGCAAGAATCACGTTTAAGCTGTGGTTCCATACGCACCAAGCCTTAGCCTTCGACAAATCAACAGAGGCTGGCAGCCCCGCCTTGAGGCCCCGCACAATCTCCAGATCACCCCGAAGGCTTTTTTCTGCGATGGTGGCATACAAGTTGACAGAGTTGATCTCGACACGATCCCCACCGTACAGCAGGTTATGCTCAGAGGCTCCGGCGTTAACGGCAGGGGTGCTATCAACAACCAGACCATCGAAGATCATCTGGCTGTCAGTCTGCGTCACAGCGACCTTGCTTGTGATGGGGTCCACTGAAACGTCCAGCACTGCGTCGGTGCTGCTGGATTGTAGCAAACACTTAGCATTAGCTACAAACATGCCTTTTTCCGCATCGTACATCTGGCGGACTTGAGTGGCTGTTGGTGCTGTTGCTGATAGGCGAACTAGCGCTAACTTTGTAGTTCCTGCGGGAGATGAACTGCCATCGGAAGCCTTCACCCCAAGTCCTAACTTCATATCGCCACTGCTGGTTAATGAACCTGCGTCTGCGGTGCTTGAGCCTGCAAGTACACCATCAATGTAGATGTGTCTTTCAGTACTGGACACCCGCACCCAGTCAAGTTTATGCCATGCGCTGTCTTCATAAGTGCCGACCGTTGTGATGGATGTGCCTGCGGTAGCTCCTGTATCAACCCCCACTATTGTACCAGCATTATTCATGTACACATCAAATCGTACAGCTGCACCGCTAGGCATAATACCAACTTGCCATTCTATCCCAGAACTAAATCCCGTGTTGCGGAACCAGTAGGACCAAGTTGCAGAGCCTGTTCCAATAGAGTCCCAGTCGGCATCAGTTGCCCTAGTAAAATTGTTTGAAGCAGTGAATGGCCCATACCCCTTCAACTCCGCACTGGTTTCAACAGCCGCTTCCGTCACCGTGCCGTTCTCTGTCAGGGTGTTGGCCCTGTAGGAGCGATCAACGGTCTTGGAGTTGGCAAGCCATGCGCCCCTACCATTACCTACAACAAAGCCGGAATTATATGTGCGATTAACGATAGCATTTACGGTTGATGCAGTCGTAGGGTTGCTGGCTTTAAGAGCGATAGTTAAACCATCAGTGTCATACGCTACAACCTGCCCACCTTGCCCTGCCTTGAAACCAGTATTAACGCCAAGGCTCATACCATGACCAGCAGAAGCGTTTAGCACTATATGCGTGGCATTCCCCCAATCGTCTGCTGTGATAGCAGCCACAGGCTGGTCAGACAGCGTAACATAATCTGTTGTAATGGCGCTAAGGACATGGCCTGTATCCGTGAATTGCATACCCAAGTGCGAGTGGACTGTGTAGGCGTCATTGTAAAGATTACCGTCCCACTTCATAATAAACACTGTGTCCGAGCCAGCGCCATACTGACCACCAAACACAGGTATCTTGCCGCCTGTTCGTGGGTCTCCTGCGGCACCCGGAACAACTTTGGCGGTTACATTTATAACACCATTATTTATAAGTGCCGGAGCCGTACTGGTGGACAAACTTCTAGGCCAACCAGTCGTCCGTTCTGCCCATGCTCCTGAATGTGGATCAATGATGGTGATACCATCCTCAGAGCCAACAATAATGTAGCCCATAGCAGCAGCCACAGAGGTAACCGTAGCAGCCCCAGTGATGGTGAGCGTTGCCAATGGTGATGCACTGGCGATGGTGGTAGAGGTCAAGTCCCAGACGTTCACTTGAGTGTCAGAGCCGGTATCTTCCACAGTAGCCAGCATCAGGCTTGCGGTATTTGCAGCCGTGCGACCAGACCAATCTACAGGGTCCATTCCGGGGCCGAAGATCACTGCGTCCACGAAGTTGGCGTTGGCTTCCATGATGCCAGATGCTGCTGCGACCGAAGGGCCGACGTCTACGGTGACTCCGTGCGAAACCCAATTGGTGCCATTAATTGCCGTATAAGTGCGGCTATCGCCGGCAGCGAGAAGGTTGGCATCTGCGGCATTTGCGGACCCGCCGTTGATCGTGTCCGACGCCCCGTTGTTAGGCCAGATTTTCAAATCATACGCGCCGCCATTGACGATGGTGATTTGCGTCTCTACGACGTTGGCCGGCAAAGCCACGCCGTCTGAAGCATTCGCGCATGTGGTGACATGGGATAGCGGCGAGGTAAGAGCGTAAGAACCGGCAATGGTTTGCGTTGTCCCTGCGGTGATGCTGGTCTGCAATTCCAGCCAGCCGCCTTCCGACTGCGCGGCGCCAGCCATCTGGGCAATCAGCGCGCGCATCAAGTTATTGACGGTGCTGGGCGCCCAGCCCTCGGCCAAGGATATCCCCGCCACGTCAGTATTAGACCCGGCAGTCGTGCTGTAGTCGGTTATTTTGGTTACCATTTTCTAGCTCCGAAAAATCCCGCCGCGGCGGGCGGGGTGGTTATTGCGTCCAGGGACGCGGCGCGGATCGCATCGCGTCTCGATATTGCTGAAGTTCTTCCTTCAGATGCGGCTCGGCCGCCTGGACCGTAATCAGCCGAGTTAGGTGGCGGTTCCAACTGGTGGCGTCGTCGCCAACTATCCGCATGCCGTCGGTTACCCATCGCACGAAGCGGGGGCTGGTCAGTAGCTTTGCGCCCAGGAAGCCCAGCGTTACCGCCGTCGCGGCTCCAGTGGCCGCTGCTTCAATTCCACCTGAATAAGCAAGGTTGGCGCCACCGCCGGTAAACAAAGACCCCCATAAAAGATTGCGCGCGGTATTGCTGTAGTTGCGAAATTTATCCGCATCCTTGAGGGCATCGGACACTTTGGCCAAATCATCGAGATGAGGCCTTAGCTTGGCGTATCTTGTGCCGCCAAACAGCGCCTTTTTTGATTCCGGCGCTAACTTGGCCCAGTTGGTCATAAATGTATTGGGTGAGAAGTCGGCCGCCGTATCGAATATGTCATCGCCAAGGGATTGCGCGTTAGGTTTAGCCCGGCCTAGCTGATACAAGACCGTCCCGGCGACAGCGTCGAACTCTTCCGGCAATAATGACTTGCGCAGCTTTGTCAGCAGTGACCCGCCGTCATTCATGCCCGACTGGACGTATTTCGCCACCTTTTCGGGCAGATCCTTTTTGGCGATATCGTTAAGAAAGTCGATCCTATTAGCGCGGGCTTTCGCATACCATTGGTTTGCTCTTCCCCAGGATTTTTGCGCGGCAGGGCCTGCCTTGCTGGCAATGGTGTCGTCCAGCGTCTTGGTTAGGGCGCCGTACAAAGAGGCGTATGCCGCATGCTGCTCGTCGCCAACAAATAGCGGACTGTTCAACTTCTTGCCAATGGCGGTGCGTATCTGCCTCACTGCGGCGAACGTAACGGTGCCCCCTGTGGCGTCCTCCATAAAATCAGCAAGCAGCTTTTCGTGTTCGCCGGCAAAGCGTTTTAGCAGGCGAGGAGAAGTTGCCAACGGGCGGATGACGCCTTCAAGGGCATCTGCGATTGGTGTGATATCAACGGGCGTGTTCCTGTCGAAGTTTCTATAGGCGCGATTGTAAAGAACTTCGGCATTGTCCATGAACCTCTTCGCGGCCTTCTCCGATGCCGCTTTCACATGGGCGCCTAATCTCTGGGGGCTATCCAGTATCGGGCCGAATTTGCCGCTGATCCTTTTTGATGCCGCGGTTAATTCTCCAAGGGTTTTGTCATAGGCGGCGTGCATTACCCCGGAGCCGCCAGGGGCGATGGCTGCGGCATGTTCTGCACTTTGTACTCCAGCACTGCCCGTCACGGCACCCGCCCTTGGCGTCACGCCGAGACGTTGGAAAGCCTGTAGCCTTGCCAGCGCGTCCTTGCCGCCGCCAAGCAGGTTCTTGGCCACTGTTGGCGCCACTTCACCAAGACGATGCCCGGCGACATTCAGAGCGGCCACGCCGGCGGCGTCCAACGCCCGTTCCGGCAAGCCTCTGGGGTCAACGCGTTTGTACAAGTTGCTTGCGATAAAGTTTTCAACTTCCTTGCCAGCGGCAGCGCCCAGTCCGACGCCAGCGGGGATCCCAAGCAAGGACACGCCGCCCGTTGCCGGGGCCGTGGCAAGTGCAGGCGGTGCCGCCAGCGCGCCGCCGAAGACGCCGCCCATAGTCTCGGCAATTTCAGGCAGCACAGCGGCTACGTCGCCCCAATCCAACCCAGGTGGATTGTATAGGGTTGGCCTGCCTGTGTCGGGATCAGTGAAGACGAAATTGTCATCGCCGTATGGTTCGGCGTCATCTGGATAGTAACGCCGCATGGTTGCCAGCCGCGCCTGCGGGTTTGGTGCGCCGCCTACATCGCGCCGAACAGCGGCGGGGGCGCCGCGCTCCGCATCGATCTGCTTCGGCATCGGCACTGACGCCGCCGTCTCTGCCTGTGTTAGTACCCGCGCCATTAGTTGGCCACCAGTTCTGTGCCATCAGGGGCTTTCCAAATTTGCTGCCCCCCAAACATTCTGCCTGTCGGCCTTGAACCGCGGGGCATGCCCTTTGGCACGTCAGCCTTCCCCGGCGCCTGCTTAATGCCAAACTGTTGATTGAGACGTTTTCTGTTGGCGCTGATTGTGGCATCGATATTTTCGACGTCGGCCATGAGGTAATCGGGGTCTATGCGGCCAATTTGCGCCATAATAGATGTTGGGTCTTGCAGCCACGAGTGCAGCAAGTCCAAGTCCGGCCCCGCCAAAACACCCAACTTTGCTGCGTCCTTCAATGCCAGCAGCACAGCCGTGTAAGCACTTTGTATCTTTTTATAATCCGCCGAAAACGGGTTAATGGCGGGTCCGATTTCTCGCAGCGTAGTTTTATATGCTTCCCACTTCTGCTCGACTGCGCCTTGCATTTCAATTGTGCCTTGCGCAAGCGGCGATATTCCTTTCGCCACCACGGTCGGCTGCGCCGCCTGTTGCGGGTGGGGTGCTTCTCCCGTTCCCTGCCCAGGTACAGGGTATCCCAATTCACCGACATTAAAACCTGGTTGCTGTCGCGTCTCCGGTCCCGTTGCCGTCTGCACGGTGTACTGCCGTGGGCGGGCTAAGTATGCCGCCGATAATCTGTATTTTCTGACCTCTTCGGGCGTTGCCGTGCCGGCCTTAACCTTCTCGCCAAGAGCGTAAACATACTGCATGTAATCGTTTTTGAAAGTATTCCCTGGCTTCTTGAGTCCTGACTTAATTGCCGCGCCTATGAATGCATCCGGCGCCGCCGCTGCTGCCAGGGCGTTCATATTAACCGGGTTACCGGCCATGTCTTTTCCGTCAGCCTGGAGGGCATTAACGTACCTGTCACGCGCCAGATTCCTTGCTTGCGCGGCAGCCTGCGCCCGCTGCGCATTCTGGTATTGCATTTTCTGCATCTGCTGTTGCATCCCGGCAAGCTGCGCCTGGCGATATCCACCAACCCCCGCAGCCAAGGCGTTGGACATCATCGCGCCCGTACCCTGCGGCGTACGCGACGGCGCAGATGCTTGCCCCAGCGCCTGTGCGGCCGCGAGAAGGCCGGAGGTCTGAGGGTCTATGCCGAAAAGGCTGGAGCCTTGGCCACCGACCTGCCCGAGTAGTCCCGAAAATAATGGGTTAGCCATTGCCACCTCCTAGCTCAATAAACTCAGGCCAGCGCCGCCAGCGGCGCCAAGCCATGGCGATATTTTCATCATATTCGCCAGGGCAGCGCCGCTCATGGCGCCGCTCATGGCATCGCCCGTCGGGTTGCTGAAGTACGGCGTGGCGGCCTGGGTTTGGCTGCCGGTTATAGGCATCCCTCGAATCTGGTTGACGTAGTTATTGAGCATGAGGCTCGGTCGCTGCTGGTAGAAATTGAAGCGGCCAACCTCGTCAGCTATTCGCTGCTGCGCCTGCGCGCCCTGCGCCAGCCCGATTGCCCCCAGCCTAGCCGGGTCAGCGTAATCAGTCGCAGCGAGCTGCGGCGCCATTCCAATCATCTGATTTTGTCTCGCCCGCTCCGCAGCGAATTGCTGCGCGCCAACATCGGCGAGGCCGCGTCCGAACGACTCTGTGGCGCGCTCTGTAGCCAGTTGCTGCTGGTTGCTGCCCAGACGGCCGCTGCGTGCGAATTGGCTCGTGATGCCCGGCAGAACCTGTTCGGTGAATTGCTGCATGGCGGGCCTGACGGCCGCGTTATACATTTCCTGATACCTGGGGCCGCCCAGCCAACTGCCGGACAGAGTATCCATCGCCCCCTGCTGCGCCATTTGGTTCAGCGGATTACCGCCAAGCGCCCGCTGGCGAATTAGGTTTTGCGATGCGATGGTATCCGCCGATTGTGGCGCGACCGTGCTGCGCGGGAAGAATTCCTGCGGCGCAGTCTGGTACTGGTTCAGAGCCTCTCCCAGGCCGTAGCCGAGGTATGGCTGTAGACCAGACCACGGGTCTTGGTTGGTGGTCGTTACGGTCTGGCCTGATGGCTGATTCGATCCGCCTTTAGACATCTTTATATCTCCTTGACCAACACTGTGGCCACTTCTCGATAATCTTTAAGTCGCCGAGCCCAGCCCTTGCGCCCGACCATTTCAATCCGACGGCACCCCTTCTGCTGCGCCCACGGGATGACCCGGTCGCGCTCCAGTGCCCGCACCTCTTCGTAGTTGCCGCCAGCCAACCAGATGCGGCAGTGGCTGCCATTGGGGTAGCCGACTATTTCGGTCACCATCGCCGAGTTTTCAGCAGGCCAGAACTGGGCCTGGTCGTTCCGCAAAAGATCGAGCACGTCATGCTCCGTATGCGTATCGCCGGCGTGTTCCAGCGCCGCCAGGATGTGGTGGCGCAAGCGCCGCCATTCATCCCAGAATGGCGTATCTGTAGGTTCTGTCTGTCTGGCTGTTGTTGGCATGGGTCAGCGTTAAAGTTTGTTTTCCTTGGCTGCTCACATAGATGGTCCCGTTGCCAGCCTCGGCGGCAGCGTTGGCCGTAGTCGGCATCAGGCCGAAATAGCTGGTAGCGCTCAGTCTCTTGTCAGCCACCACTGTGCTGCCAGCGCTGGCTGTCAGTGTCACGCTGCCGGTGGCGTTGATGCCACCGTCCAGGGTCCGGTTGACCACCTCCGCGACCTGGCGCGGCGATGCGCCATCCTGTGGCAGGCGTCTGTATTGGTTGGCCATCAGCGCATACCAGCGCTCTTCACCTGCACGTCAACGCCCTGGGCGTTTGTCCAGACGCCGCTTACGTTCAGCCTCACCCTATGAAAGCGCCCATTGGCGCGAACCGGCGCCCAGCCGTCCGCATTGACACTGGCGGCCGCGGTCGCTGTCGCACTGTCCTGTTGCCGGTTGCGCGTCAGAACCTGCACCGTTGTCGTGGGGCTGCCGGTCACCAGAGGGGTCACGGCGTTAATCATTATCCGCTGGCCGTCTGGCATCGCCTGCTCGCCGGTTTCAATTACGCCGGTTAAAGAGGCGCCGGTGAATGTAGATATCTTGCTGGCGTCCGATCCGGCGAAGGCGAATTGCCCGCCTTTGAATAGCGGACTGTCCAGCGATGTCCCCAAGGCATCCAGGCTGCTGCTGATCGTATCAAGCTGCTCCAGCGAGTATCCAGCCGTGAAGATTGGCGCGACCAGGTCGGTGTTCAGTTCGCCCCGTGCCCACCGGCCCAGGGAATAATTGTAGATCAGCAGCTTGTTTGGTTGCGCCGTGCCGCCGTTCGAATAGGCGAGGACGTACAATTTATTGACCGGGTCTATCGCCGCTGAACAGCGGTCGATGTCGGCGATATTCAGGTCATCAGAAAAATATCTATCAACCTTCTCTGTGCCGATTGGCGTCGATCTCGAGCCATCGAATTGGTAAAATCCGTCGCCTGACCAGTAAATTGTGTTGCTGCCAATTGCCGCCACGCTACCGGGTATCGCACAGCCGCGGGCTGTCTCGACGGCATCGAACTGGAACACCAAAGGCGAACCCGCGTATGTGCCGCGAACGATACCCTCCTCGCACAGGATCGTGGCGAACTCGCCGCCGACCAGCCCGGTAATAGCACCAAGGCCGTAGATCGTTTGACTGTCTGCCTGCGTTGTGGCGCTGGCCGACCAGCTTGTGGAATCGCCGATCCCCGACCAAACCACCTGTTGGTTGCTGGTCGAGGTGTTTGCCGTCATCACGAAGTCGCGAACGACAGCGATATATTTGGCCGTCGGGGCGCCGGTCACGTCAGCGAAAAGTGACGAACTGCCAATCGTGTAGCTCTGTAGGATTTGGGAATCACTGGCGGCGATGACGATGTTGCCAAACTGTACGAAGCGCCAGGGCTCGTCGGCGGCCAAGGTGTAGTTGCCAGATTTGCTGACGTTATCGAGGCTGCTGTCGCTTCTGTCAAAAAGATATAATTTCGTGCCGTCTCCAGCGAATATCTTAACCGTGCCGTCGCTTTGCTTGGCCGGGAAAATCCCGCGCAGACGAGCGTCGGCAGCGCCAGACAGAGCCGCCAGGCTCGGCAACGGGCGGTAGCCCTTGGCCGTAGGAATGACGTTCAGCGCATCCGCGCAACCAGCGTTGAAGTCGGGCTGGTCAGGCGTCCACTCGCCAAAATTTACTTCAGTCATATGCGCACCCAGTTTTCAGTTCCCGTGGTCACTGTCGCCCAGACCTCGACGCCAGGGACGATATCCGTCCAATCCTCACCAAGCTCTTCGGCGTTCGCTATAACCGTTGCGGATACCGATAGCGCCGCCTCACCAAATACGGCGATGACGCCAGCAGCAGCAACCGTGGCGCTGACAGACAGCGCGCCCGCGCCGCTGGCGGTTATCTTGCCCGCCGCCGCTGCGCCGGCCGTTGCCGTTAGTGCGCTCTCGCCAATCCGTATTCGGAGCCCCGCCGCAGCGGTCGTAGCCGATACGTTAAGCGCGGCTGCACCAATCCGTACCCGGACCCCAGCCGCGGCCGCGGTTGCGGCTACGTTGAGGGCGGACGCCCCCGAAGCGGTAATGACGCCGGCAGACGTTGCTGTGGCCGATACGTTAAGCGCGGACGCGGCATCGCGTAACGTCACACCCTCCCAGAAAGAGTTGTCCAGGGATGTCGAGAAGTTGTCTAGGTTGCCGCCGTACCAACTGTCTAGCTGGTCAAGTGTCGGGCCGGTAATATCTGCCATGGCTGGACGCCGCTAGGCCGCCGTGATCGATATTCCGGTGCTGGCGACTTGAAACACGTCTCCAGTGGCAATAACCTTGGACGCCGTCAAGGCACCGTGAAACAAAAGGTTGCCGCTCGATGCCGCGTCATGGACTCCTATGTGCGTGATCGTGCCCCAAGTGCCGGTTGCAGTCGGGAAAGTCACGACGCCAGAGCTTACGGCCGCGCCGCTTGATGATGCGCTGAAATTGATATCCTGGCGGGCGTAGCTTGACCCGCTCAATTCGTTGCCGCTACCGGCGTCGGTCGGGTCCGTAGTCCACAAGGACAGGAACACGTTGGAGGGCGCCGTGTAGGCACCGGTCCCGAGCATGTGATCGAGCATTTCATTTTCGGCAAAGTTACTTAGTGCAGCCATGATGGTCTCCTATGGGGCAGATGATGTTTTCATTTGAAGGGGCGATCCGCCCCAGCGGGCCTCTTCGTCTTCGGCTTTGATTTCGCCCATAGAGCGAGAGAATAGCTGATCAAAATTGTTGGCCTGCGCTGGGTCCATCAGATATCGATGCGCCTCAACCAGGGTGCCATAAAGGTAGGCGTCCGGGCTGCGTGTTAAATAGGTGTTGTTGGTCTGTGTGGCGGACAGCGCCGGGATGCCCTGGACGTACAAAATCTCGGCGACGTAGCCGCTATCTGGCGTCGGCGCAAACTTGATTTCTGTCCCGATTACGGTGTAGGCCAACGGCTTGCCGCTGGCTGTACTAGGATATGTTTGCTCCAACATGCCAGGGGGCATAAAACGCAGAACAGTAGTCGGCGTGGTGTTCAGTTGCACGGACCTGATTTGACGTAAGTCAGTTGGCAACGAAGTATAGGCGTCGTCGGCTGTCAGAGTGGCCGTAGCTCTGGCTTCCTGGGCGCGGGCAAAGATGGTGCGGCTCATGCGGCCCTCGGCCAGTGCGACGAATTCGGGTATGCGGTCCGTCAGGTCGTCTCGCCCGAGCCAGTTCGCTACCGAGGTTTTTAATTCATCGAATGTCGTGATGGCCATCTAAACCAACCTGCCGCCGGACGTGCGGAAATATTTGTTGTCGGGGTCTTGGAGCCACTGCATCCATTTTTTCTGGTTATGTTTCGGCGGCCCAAATCTTGCGAGAAGATCGAAGTAAAGCGCGGTCGGAATCTCGGCGACTTTCTGTCTATGCTTCTGCGTGTTTCCGGTCATCTGGCCTGGGCGCCACTCGGCTTCCTCGGCCTTGGCGATGTCGACCACGGGCGTTACGTCTTGCTCTGTCGTTATGCCCAGGCCGTCAGCGTCATCGGTCAGCCATGTTTTTTTCCGCGTCAGCGGGTCGGATGAAATTAATGTTTTGCCCATTGCCTCGCCATAAAAAAAGCGGCCGAAGCCGCTGGAAAAAGGTGGGGGCGGCCGAAACCGCCCCCGATAGGTTTTCGCTAACTTAGGTGTTCAAGTCGTAAACACCGGCGTGTGCTTTTGGAGCCTTCATTATGAGGGTCCATTCACTCGTAATCGAGAAGCGACTTGCATCCCCGACAGCTGCCACGTCGGCCACCGAGAACATACGGCCGGGAAGATGCCCGATGCTGTAGTGATCGCTATCGAGCAGGAAGATGCGATCATCAGCATTGAAACGATCGATGACAACATTCAACAGGCCGAAATCGGTCAAATACATCGACACGCCGCCGATGATGGTTGCTTCCTTCGCGCTCGTCATATGCAACTGGTTGGTCACAGCACTGCCGGATGACAGGTCCGAGAACGCAACCTTGTTCGCCGGGCTCACGACCATCATGTCGGGAGTTCCGCCGTCGGTATATGCCAGCAAATTTGCCGCATCAATCTTAGCCAGCGTCAGAGCCGCGTTAGTCCCGGCCAGATCGCTGACGTTCGCGCCTGTCCCAGCGGGGGTCGTTGACGCCGAGATGACGTTGATGTTGGTAATATAGGACATCAACTTGCCGGCCTTGCGCGCGTCGCTCGCGGAACGAGCTTCGTTTTTGCACAGGGCCTTTTCGATATCGCGACGTTGTTCCAGAGACTTCGCGATTTTCACATAAGCGGTTTCTTTCGTCCGCCCGGCTAAATCCACGGCATCGAGAGTGCCGGAAACTTGCGCGGCCTGGACCGAGATTTGGTGATAATTGCCCAATCTCGTAGTGGCGGTGGGATTAACATACGAGTAATCAGCGCCCTCATTCACATAATTGGTGTCTGAGGCAGCGGTGAGTTCCTGCACTTGCCACTCATGGTAGATTGCCTTCGTGACTTCACGCTTGGCGTTAGAAAAAATGGGCGTCTCAGCCGGGTCGATCCGGGTGATAACGTCCGTGAGGTCTTCCCGCTGCCCGATTGCAGCGCTTGAGGTCCATGTTGCCATCTTGTAGCTCCTTATATTTACGGGTCAAGCAGGTAATCCACGGCTGCTGCCATGGCATCTCTGCCAGTGTTTTTGTTAATGCGGTCGAGCTTCTGCGCCTTCTGCCGCGATGATTTTTCAGACTTGCTTTTGGGCTTCCCGGCCCGCACCATTTTTGGTGCGGCCTTGGTCTTGGCCCTGGCCTTTGGCGTTTCGTCTTGCAAGGCGTCGTAGAGCATTGCCTTGCGGAGGATCGAAATGGCCCGACTGTCAGATGCTTGCTCAAGCTCTTGCTCGCTGAATCCGGCTCGCTGGGCGTAGGTGATCACCGAAGATTTCTCTTTCGCTGCCACGTCGGCGTCCCGCCACTGGGGTATTCGTTCGAGCAATGCTGCCTGTTCGCTCTGAAGATGTTGCCGCCACTGCTGCTGTGCAACGGCGTTCTGCTGACCCTGGAGCGCTTCCCGTTCCGTATGGATTTGGCGCTGTTGTTCCTGCCTGTCGCGAAACCGATCCCGCTGGACCATGTATTCCATGGGGTCGTCTTCGCGTAGCTGGTCCCAGTTGGGCTCCGGTTCCCCGGTCCCTGTCTGCAACATACTGTCGGCCTGCTGTAGCCTGGCAGCAAGATGCTCTCTCATTTGGTGGAGTTCTTGCTGCGCTTGCGCAAATTGCTGCCGTTCGCCTTCGACCGCTTTGCGGTCTTCGGCCACTGCCTGCGTCTTGCGCGTGTAGTCCCCATTTCGCTGATATCCGGCAATCAGTTCATCGGCCGATACATCGACTTCCGCACCGTCAACTTTGACCGTGTAGTAATCGATGGCGGCCTCTTCACCGTCGTCGTCATCATCGTCGGAGACTTCATTGTCATCATCCTCGGCGTCTACGCTTGCCGCTTCCGCGGGCGCGTCGTCCTCGGCGTAGTCTGCATCAGCGGCAGCTAATTCCGCCGCTGGTTGCTCTTCCGCTTCAGTCGGGGCTTCCTGTTGTTCAGGATCCGACGTTGCCAGAAGATGTTCGACCGCGCTGTGAACAGACAGCGGTCCGGTGCCAGTCCCCTCGGGGTTGCTGGTTATAGCCATAATAAATAAACCTCTTTGGTTGGGGGCGGTCTAGTCGATGCCTAGTTGCCGCCGTGCGAGTTCGCCGGTCAGGGCGATCTGCTCGATGTGGCCGCGCACGTCGCGCAGGGCCGTGGTCAACGCGAATAATTTTTCGCGCTCGGGTGTCTGATCCGCGGCGGTGGCTTTCCATGCCGCCGTGTAGGTCAGATCAAGTTTTTCGAATGCATCCGCCAGCAGTTCGTTACGCAGCAAAAGCTCGGCGGCTTTGCCGCGGGCGACTTCTTCCTCGCGTGTCATTTTAAAAAGCGCCGCCACCTGCCGCCGGGTTGAGACGGATCGATGTTGGACTGTGCATTTGCCATAGCCAAACGAAGCACATGTTCATCCGGGTCCGTCCTCCATATAGGCGTCGAAAGCTGGCCCCCCAACCAACCGGGGTTCCATGACGCCATAATCGCCCGCAACCATTTTGTATGTGTTTGGGTCGGGTTTGTAAATCGGATGATATTTATTCGGGTCAATGTCATCCGGCCCGGCAGAGGTTGCTTGCTGGCCCGCGTTGCTGGCCGCTTGTAAACGATCCATGTTTTTATTGACCAGTTCGGATAGCTCAGGGGGCCACCCTATTAGGGCGGTGCCTCCGCTTGTGGGCTTCGTTCCAAAGGGTGCCAACCAAATTCCATTGTGATCCCCCGTTCTGCCGGAAGTGGCTATTCGTGTTAGGTCGTACAGATTGGGGTTATCGTAGATAGCTTTTTCCATACCCTCAATGCCCTTGGCCTGCGCAGTGTTTTCAAACTGCTGGGTTAGGCGCGTGTTTATCGTGGGGTCAGTTGGTTTGTCAAGCAGCGCCCGCGCGAGGAACGGGAGAGCAATCATAGCTGCCGGGGCAAGCGCGGCCAAGCCTAGCCCTGCTCCTGCTCCTGCCCCTGCTGAGCCAGCAACAACCTGGGCACCGCCGCCATACATGGCTGCTTGGCTTCCTATTGTAGATGCTAACTGACCAGAGCCTAGCAGTCCAGCGCCGGATAGCGCCGGGTGCGCGGCGGTTATAGGGACGCCGCCATAGCCAAGAGCGGCGGTGCCAGAGCCAAAGAACCCGCCAGCGCCAAATTCAGCGGCTTGCCCCGCTGCGATTTCGGCTGCGCTGGACGGCAATCCCGTAGACAATCCGGCACCGCCCTGTATATTAGAAAGCCCCGCTGCTGTCGTGAATTGTCCAGTAGCCGGCTCCCCCGCTTGAACGAAATTAAATTCGCCAGTTGTCGGGTTCCATGCCTCAGCAGGCAAACTCAAATCAACAGCTTGCCGTGGCAATTCATACGGACCAAATACGTCGGTTAATGGAGCCGTGCCGCCAGGCGGTG